ACCCCAATCCCATGATTGATTATTTTTATTTGTATTGTATGGTCCAAAACCTGTACCTTTTTTATCCCATAAATAAAATGGTACCGACTGTGATGATTCGGTTAACCTACCATTAACTGTTTTAAGTCCATAATCTAAATGATATGGTTCATTTAAACAAGTTCTAATTCTATAACCATCTTCAGTTAAATCAAAAGTAATAGGTAACGGTCCGTAATTTGCATTACCATTTTTAAAAACTTCAGAATAAACTTCCGGATCTAAAATATTATAATTATATCCGTAGTATTTTGGATTTTGTAGATCAAACTGATCAATTCCAACTTCATTATTTATTGATAAAAGTTGTAAGATATCACCATCTAAAACATTGGAGTTTTCTACAACAAATTCAAATCCTTTATTATCAAAGAACATATCTAAATTTCCGTCAGCACCAGCAACGTCCATTCTATAATTTATAGCTAAACCAAGAATATCTCCCATATCTTGGTATGATGTTGCACCAATTGAACGTGAGACTGAGCAATTTGGATCTAAAGATTTATCTACACATATTTCTTTTATAAATTCGTCTCTTGGTCCTAAATCAACAAAAGTTGTTGGTCTTTTTATATAATCAGGAAAAAAAGTAGATCCATCAATTGTTGCCGCTGATCTATAATAAAATCTTTTTTGATTAAAAACAAATCTAACTAAATCTCTACAATAACTAATTCCAGATTCTGTAGACGATGCAATATTTTTTACTTTAAATTGGAAAAAATAAAGTGATCCTGAAAGCCAATTATCTAAAAATCCAAAATTAACTACTCCACCACAAAACATTTTATTAACTCTTTTTCTTCTATAATATTCACGAACAATCGCGGCCATTCTCTTATTTGATTGTGTTCCTGGTATTATATAAAAAACACCATTTTTAAATTCACTTCGAAAACTTGCAGGTATACCGGCTGCCGTTGCTTTGGTACGATAATCCTCTCCAATATCTCTACAGTCATACCTACCTTTATAACCATTTCCTTGATTATACGTAAACTCAGTGGAAAAATTTAATGTTAAATTATTTCCTGATATTAAAGTAGATGTTGGATTTACTCCTTGTGGTAAAGTTCCGTAATATCTTCTGTTACCAAATTGTGCAGGTACTCCTCCAGATGTTGCACCATCAATATAATAACCTGTAACAATATTATCATCATATACGGTATCATAACTTAAACAACCTAACTCTGTTGGTGGAGTTGTAAATTCAACTGATGATGCATCATATATTTGTAAACTTAAATAATCTCCATTCTGTATAAAATACTTAATTGACCCACCGTCAACAAATGTTAAAGTATCATTTACAATACTAAATATTGCTCCAACACCTAATGATATATATTCGTCAGTTTCTGAATTATATAAAAGATATTTTGATTGATTTGTTACAAAATCACTATCACTAGTTAATAACGATATTGTTTGATCCACACACTCAACACTTTCGTAATATTCTTGATTTGATACAGTTATAACTCCAGAGGTAACATTTATATCTAAATCTCCAACAGAACAATATGATATAACTCCAGATGCTCCAGTTTGAATATCTTCTGAAGAACATTCAACACAATCAGGATAAGATATAAGACTTATTTTAGTAAAATTATTAATCATAACTTCACTTGTATAACCAATTACTACACTTGTTCCAACAACAGGTATATCGTTTAATATTTCACCAATTGCTCCGAGTGTATGTACTAAAATATTATAAAATAATAATGTAACATATTTTACAAAAAAATCTAATAATAATAAAAAGTCGGCAATTAATAATGTAAATGTATAATTTTTTACTCCGTAATTTGTTGGTGGTGTATTCTTATCTCCACAATCTTCTTCTTCTGCTGGATGTGCATCATTTATATTTGCATATGATGGAAATTCAAACCAATCCTTTCCAACATAATGACTATTAAATGATGAAACAGTATATACTTTATTATAACTAAATCTATAAAAATAATCTTGTGGATAAAATTCACCATCTACATTATTTAAAATTAAACTAATTGCATTTTCGGGATAACCACTCCAATCAGTTCCAAAATAATATGAACTATCATCAATAGATAATGCTTTTTTTGGGTCACCACCCACATGATGGTACTCTCTAATATTTGGAAGTAAAAAATCTGCGTTTGCTCTAACTCTAGATAATCCATTATCATTCATATTCATTCTCATTCTATAACATGATGATGTTGGTATACCTTTATTTGGGTCATTTGTAATTTCGTTCTCTCCAAATTCATTTGTATAAACATAGTCCATATTCATTTCCAATGGTACTACAAACCCTCCGTCTTCTGGTATATCTTCATGTAAATCAACAACTTCTAAATATGGTCTATCAAATTCATCTTTATTAGGTGTAAACCGAATGGTTTCTATTTTGGCGGATTTAGTTGTTAAATCACACTTTCTACCCATTTTTCTTCTAGGTGTACATGATTTATTAATTGCATTCTTACCACTATCGGTAAAAATTCCACCTATCAAATATGCTTTAGGTTGTATATTAACCCCTTTTTCTGTTAAATCAAAATCTGTTCTAGTTAACCCAATTTCACATAATGATTCATTTCCCCAAAATGAATATACTTGAATGACTTTATCAAAAGTAATAATTTGAGGTAATGAATTTAAATCTTCTGATGCTTTAAATGAGTACTTGTTTTTAAATTTATCCACACCAACACCTTGTCTTTGAAAGTCATATGGTCTTAATGAAAAACAACCTATGTCTGAAAGATCGACATCCACGTGAATAGTTTGATTACCTACGGGTACTCCCCACATCATAAAATCCCCTGCACTATTTGTTTTTACGGTATACTTATAATATTTTTCAAAAACTTCAAGTACCTCTTCTCTATTTAAAATGTCACTTTGGTCTGGAAATGTTCCTGTTGGTTCATGTCCTCCGTGTTGTTTTCTTAAAGGTAATAAATTATATCTATAACCATTTTCATCTTTATCTGTTGTTTCTTTATAAGGATATAATTTTGATATTATAGGATCGTCTTCATCTTCTGTTGTTAGTGGTATAAATATTGAAACTCTTGCATTACCAAGTCCAAAACCATTGTTTGCGGTAACTCTACCACAAACAACACCATAATCGGAACATAATGAGGTATAGATCTCCTGTTGACTAAATTTTAAAGATAAAATCTCTAAAACGTCAAAATCTTGTTTTAACTCGACCGTAATTTTTTGATCGATCCCAATATTGGTTGAAATTCTATGCTTTTGTATCATTCTTATAATAAATAGAAACTATGTGATTTTCTATATATTATAACGAAAAAACATTTTAAAATGTAGTCGTTCCTAATGTTTTAATTCTAACCTTAATATCTTTATTTGGAAATCTTATTTGAAAAATCTGGTTAGATTTCATAAAAATCATACTATCAGATTGTGATATTAATCTAGTGGCTTGATTAGTTTCTTGTGTTGGTTCTGCCGATGAATACTCACCACCTATTTTACTATAAGCTCTAGTTTCAATTACATTGACTACACCAGTAACACTTCCAATGATTTTATTTAATGCACCAATAAATAAAGGATCCCCCATTTTACGTTTTTCAATTGTAAAATACTCAATTGTGTCTTGAATTACCGTTGTTATAATATCAGTTTGATTAGCATTTTTATCAACATTTAAGTCAATTTCTAATCCCATATCAATTACTTCACCACTAACAACATCTAAATAATCATTAATCATTTTATATTCCGAAAGATATGATAAGATATTGGATTTCAATGTGTTAGATACTGTATCTGTTAGATTACCTTGGTCATCATATGATAATAATTTAATTCTAATTTTATTATCTTCTTCCATTACATTTACTTTCGCCGGCGCACCGTATGTTGATGGCATTGTCTCAATCAATGATTTATAATCATTCAGAGTAACCGCTCTATTTTGTGCCGCAAAGTTATAAGAAACCATATTACGAATTTCTTCAATAGTTGGTGCATCTGCACCACCAACGGCTGGTGTTATATTATTAACTTTTAATGATTGAACTACTCCTGAATTTTTACTTGCTACAGGTCCTAAAACTACAAATTCAACATCATCCACGTTAGTAATAACATTAACCCCTAAATTACTATCCTTACCACCACCAACACGATATTTAACGAATAAAGTCGTATTTAATTTTGGTGTTGATCCTAATGATAAATTATTAAGATAACTAGCTAAATTTACCTTTAATTGACCCGTCATGTAATTATCTAAATTATCTAATGGATTAACAGTACCTGAACCAAATGTTAATGAAAAATAATTTTCAGGAGTATATTCGGTTATAAACTTATTATTAACAGGTAAGAATGTACCTGCTGTAAAATTATTTGTGTCCGATACTGAGGTTGGGTCTGGAACAAATACTTTATCTTGAATTAACGATTTAACCTCATACCACTTATTAGTTGTACTTGTGAATTCATTAGATGTTGGGTTACTTGTAAATGTCGTACCATCTTTATGTATAACAGATGTTACACCTAAAACATTTTGTTCGGGTAAATATAATTTTAAGAAAGGTTTTTGATCTATTTGATTAATAACTCTTCTATAAATTTTTGTTATACCGTTTACAACTGGTTCTCTTTTGATAATAGTATATGAAGTTAATCTATTATCAGCATTAAAATTTGGTATTTTTAACCTATTTGGTTCACCTTTCTTATTAAATGGAACTGAAAAATCAATATCATCTATGGTTTCAAAAATTTGACCCCCACCAGAAACCTGAGCTCCACTTTTTAATATTCCCAAATATCTTACGTCTTCTTTATCACCTCTAACGTCTACTGTAATTGAAAAATCACATAATGCAACCGAAGGTCTTACACCTGGTAATCTAATACCATATGTTTTAGCAATATGAAATAATGATTGTTTTTGTTGTGCAAAATCCAACATAGTTTCCTGCCAAACTCTATCAATATGAAAATGTAAGTTATCTGCAACTGCGGCATTAATATCTAATAATACCGAATAAATCGATGCATCGTTAAAATTTTTAACTAAATCAGGATAATAATTTTTGGTTAGAGTGACTAACTCATCTCTTAATCCTTGGAAATCTCTAGTTGCGTATGATATCTGTTTGCTCATCTTAAATGTTTAAAATTATAAAGTCGGAAGTTGAAAATGATCCGTTATTAACTGTGTAGTCTATTTTAACTACAGCCGTATATGGTTTTGTTGACTCATCAGAAACCCTAAATAACCTTTCGTCCTCATCTTGTGAAATACTTCTTTCTTGATTTGGGTCGTCTTCTGCGGACATTATTGATATACTATTAATATCTAAATTTGGTATATATTTTTTTACCCCTTCTCTGATTTCTTCTTCTATTAAATTATATGTAACTGCATCGTTTTGATCAAAAATATACTGATACAATCTGGTTCCAAAATCTGGCAGATAATATCTACTACCTTTTCTTGTTAGTAAAAGGTGAATTAGATTAGCTCTAATCTCTTTTTCAGGGATATCGGTCATATTAAGGTAATCACCTTTCTGACTGTCTCTAAATGGATAATCAACACCGTACGTTACTGCCATATTCAATAAATATAAACAAACACAAAATGGTTATGTATCCTCTTTTATTTTTGAGTTCCCTTTTATAATATGTGGGGGGTCATAAGGACAATTTGTACATTCATTGGAACAACAATACCCTCGTTTCTGTAAAAACAAAGAAGTCAGGACCATAAGCCCCGACTTCTCATCTATGTAATAATCTACTCCTTCTACCATTAGATACTCGTTACGTCGCACTGAG